TCCGCGCAGATTCTCGCTATTTATGAAAATTTTCTGGTTTATGCCATTTCCGTTCTTCTTCTTGTTTACTCATTGTTTTTGTTAAAAACGTCCTCTCTCCAGAAAGGAAATGCTGAGCAAGGAAAACGGAAGTTTACCGTTGATTGTTTCCTTTCTCTGTTTTTTGCCAGGAGTAAGCCATGGAGGTTAACAAAAAACGCTTATCCGAAATTTTCGGGGTAAGCGTCCGAACGATTCAGAACTGGCAGGAGCAAGGTATGCCGGTTGTCCGCGGTGGTGGCAAAGGTAATGAGGTTCTCTTTGAATCTGCTGCTGCAATCGAATGGTACAGTGCGCGCGATGCAGCTATAGAAAATGAAAAGTTGCGGAAGGAAGTTGAAGATCTCCGTATCGCTTCTGAGTCCGATCTTCAACCTGGCACGATTGAATATGAGCGACACCGACTTACGCGAGCTCAGGCTGACGCTCAGGAATTAAAAAATGCAAAAGAGTCCGCTGAAGTGGTGGAGACCGCATTCTGCACGTTCGTGCTGTCGCGGGTAGCCGGAGAAATCGCCAGCATTCTCGATGGAATACCTCTGTCGGTTCAGCGGCGCTTCCCGGAGCTGGAGAACCGACATATTGATTTCCTCAAGAAGGACATCATTAAGGCCATGAACAAGGCAGCTGCGCTGGATGAAATGATACCGGGGTTGCTGAGTGAATATATCGAACAGTCAGGTTAAGGGGCTGCAGCACTCTGCGCGGGCGGGGTTACGTTCGCTGTACCGGCCGCAACCGCAAACAGCAGTTGAATGGGCAGATGAGAATTATTATCTCCCGAAAGAGTCTGCCTACCAGGAAGGGCGCTGGGAAACACTGCCATTTCAGCGTGCAATTATGAATGCGATGGGTAATGACTATATTCGCGAGGTGAATGTCGTTAAATCGGCTCGTGTCGGCTACTCAAAAATGTTGCTCGGCGTTTACGCATATTTCATCCAACATAAACAGCGTAACTCCCTAATATGGTTACCAACCGACGGTGATGCTGAAAACTTCATGAAGTCTCATGTAGAACCGACCATTCGTGATATTCCGACGTTGCTGGCGCTTGCTCCCTGGTACGGTAAAAAACACCGGGACAATACGCTGAGCATGAAGCGTTTCTCGAATGGTCGTGGTTTCTGGTGCCTGGGCGGTAAGGCTGCAAAAAACTACCGTGAAAAATCAGTTGATGTGGCTGGCTACGACGAGCTCGCCGCTTTCGATGATGACATCGAGAAAGAAGGTTCTCCCACCTTTCTGGGTGATAAGCGTATTGAGGGTTCTGTATGGCCGAAATCCATTCGCGGATCTACACCGAAAGTCAAAGGTATGTGCCAGATAGAAAGAGCTGCTAAGGAGTCTGAACATTTTCTTCGGTTCCATGTTCCATGCCCACACTGTGGGGAAGAGCAGTATCTGAAATTCGGTGATAAAGAGACACCATTTGGCTTCAAATGGTCTCCGGGAGAACCTGCCAGCGTTTACTACCTCTGTGAACACAATGCCTGTGTGATTAAACAACAGGAGCTGGAATTTCTGGAGGCCAGGTATATTTGTGATGAAACAGGTATCTGGACACGAGACGGCCTTAACTGGTTTTCTTCATCCGGTACCGAAATTGAACCTCCTGACAGCGTTACATTCCACATCTGGACCGCATATAGCCCGTTCACAACCTGGGTGCAGATCGTCAAGGACTGGATAAAAACAAAAGGTGATACGGGTAAGCGAAAAACTTTCGTTAACACGACCCTGGGCGAAACGTGGGAACCGAAAATAGGTGAACGACCCGATGCTGAAGTTTTAGCGGAACGAAAAGAGCACTTTGAAGCGTCTGTGCCGGAGCGAGTGGCATATCTGACAGCGGGTATTGACTCCCAGCTTGACCGTTACGAAATGCGTGTTTGGGGATGGGGGCCGGGAGAGGAAAGCTGGCTTATCGACAAAATTATCATTATGGGTCGTCATGATGATGAGTCGACTCTCGCTCGAGTTGATGAAGCGATCAACAGGACGTATAAGCGCCAGAACGGTCTCGAAATGGTTATATCCCGCACTTGCTGGGATATTGGCGGCATTGATCCCACCATCGTCTACAACCGCTCAAAAAAACACGGTCTGTTTCGTGTGATCCCTATAAAGGGGGCGTCGGTTTATGGAAAGCCAGTGGCGAACATGCCACGCAAGCGTAACAAGAATGGTGTTTACCTCACAGAGGTAGGAACAGACACCGCAAAAGAGCAGATTTATAACCGTTTCACGCTGGTGGCGCAAAGAGACGAGCCGCTGGCGGGAGCGGTTCATTTCCCGAATAACCCAGAAATCTACGATCTAACAGAGGCCCAACAACTAACAGCTGAAGAGCAGGTGGAAAAATGGGTAGACGGAAAGAAAAAGATCGTCTGGGACAGCAAAAAACGACGAAATGAGGCGCTCGATTGCTTTGTTTATGCACTGGCGGCGCTGCGTATAAGCATATCCCGCTGGCAGCTAAATCTTGATTCACTTCTGGCCAGCCTGCTGGAGGAAGAAGGCAGCCGTAACAATAACAAGACCCTGGCGGATTACGCGCGGGCATTATCTGGAGATGAATAATGGCAACACAGACTGAACTGGATGCCGCGCGCGCTGCGTTACATGACCTGATGATGGGAAAGCGCGTGGCGACGGTACAGAAAGACGGTCGAAGAGTGGAATTTACAGCCACTTCAGTCAGCGATCTCAAAAAATATATTGCTGACCTTGAATCTCAGGTTGGCACCACATCACGACGCCGGGGGCCAGCAGGGTTTTACGTATGAAAATACCATCTTTGGTGGGACCTGACGGGAAAACATCCCTTCGGGAATACGCAGGATATCATGGCGGTGGAGGCGGGTTTGGTGGGCAGCTGCGAGGCTGGAATCCGCCGAGTGAAAGTGCAGATGCCGCACTCCTACCCAACTATTCTCGCGGAAATGCCCGCGCTGACGATCTGGTGCGAAATAATGGCTACGCGGCAAACGCCGTGCAGCTCCACCAGGACCACATCGTCGGGTCATTTTTCAGACTAAGTTATCGACCAAGCTGGCGTTATCTGGGAATAAATGAGGAGGATTCACGGGCATTCTCGCGGGATGTGGAAGCTGCATGGAATGAGTATGCCGAGGACGACTTTTGCGGGATTGATGCCGAGCGTAAGCGAACGTTTACGATGATGATCCGAGAAGGTGTGGCCATGCACGCGTTTAACGGTGAATTATGCACGCAGGCGACCTGGGACAGCGATTCAACGCGTCTTTTCCGTACTCAGTTCAAAATGGTCAGTCCGAAGCGCGTCAGCAATCCGAATAATATCGGTGATACCCGGAACTGTCGCGCCGGTGTGAAAATAAATGATAGCGGTGCTGCGCTGGGATATTACGTCAGCGACGATGGTTATCCCGGCTGGATGGCGCAGAACTGGACCTACATTCCTCGCGAACTACCCGGCGGTCGACCTTCATTTATCCATGTATTCGAACCGATGGAGGATGGACAGACCCGTGGGGCCAATGCGTTTTACAGCGTGATGGAGCAGATGAAAATGCTCGATACCCTGCAAAATACCCAGCTCCAGAGCGCGATAGTGAAGGCTATGTATGCCGCTACCATCGAGAGTGAACTGGATACCCAATCGGCGATGGACTTTATTCTCGGCGCGGATAATAAAGAGCAGCAGAGCAAACTTACGGGCTGGCTCGGTGAAATGGCGTCCTATTACTCAGCTGCGCCTGTTCGCCTGGGTGGGGCAAGGGTTCCACACCTGTTGCCGGGTGATTCTCTCAACCTTCAGTCGGCGCAGGATACCGATAACGGCTACTCGACTTTTGAACAGTCCCTGCTGCGTTATATTGCCGCTGGGCTTGGTGTGTCGTATGAGCAGCTTTCGCGAAACTATTCGCAGATGAGCTACTCGACCGCACGCGCAAGTGCTAACGAGTCCTGGGCGTACTTTATGGGGCGTCGCAAGTTTGTGGCATCCCGACAGGCCTGTCAGATGTTTCTTTGCTGGCTTGAAGAGGCGATTGTCCGCCGCGTGGTCACGCTTCCTTCGAAAGCCCGGTTCAGTTTCCAGGAGGCGAGAACAGCCTGGGGGAATGCCAACTGGATTGGCTCTGGTCGAATGGCAATTGACGGGCTGAAAGAGGTACAGGAGGCCGTCATGCTCATTGAGGCAGGTCTCAGCACGTATGAAAAAGAGTGCGCCAAACGCGGTGATGATTATCAGGAGATTTTTGCCCAGCAGGTCCGGGAAACCATGGAGCGTCGTGCTGCGGGTCTGAAACCACCGGCATGGGCCGCTGCAGCTTTTGAGGCCGGAGTGAAAAAATCAAACGAGGAGGAGCAAGATGGCGCACGAGCTGCGTAATCTTCCGCATATTGCCAGTATGGCCTTTAATGAGCCGCTGATGCTTGAACCCGCCTATGCGCGGGTTTTCTTTTGCGCGCTGGCTGGCCAGTTGGGCATCACCCGGCTGACAGATACCGTCTCTGGCATCACGCTTGATGCCGGACAAATAGCCGAACCGCTGGCGCTGTTTGGTGAGGATGATGACATGGATCCCCGTCCATCACGCAGCTATCAGGTGGCAAATGGTATCGCGGTCTTGCCGGTTTCCGGCACGCTGGTCAGTAAAACCCGTGCGCTTCAGCCTTATTCCGGCATGACGGGTTACAACGGGATCATTGCTCGCCTGCAGCAGGCAATCAGTGACCCCGGCGTTGACGGCATTCTTCTGGATATGGATACGCCGGGTGGAATGGTGTCCGGGGCGTTTGACTGCGCCGACATTATAGCCCGTATGCGCGATATCAAACCCATCTGGGCGCTGGCCAATGACATGAACTGCAGTGCAGGGCAGCTTATAGCCAGTTCGGCATCGCGACGGCTGGTCACACAAACGGCCAGAACCGGCTCCATTGGGGTCATGATGGCGCACAGCAACTATGGCGCTGCGCTCAAAACTAACGGCGTTGAGGTCACGCTGATTTACAGCGGCGATCGCAAGGTCGACGGCAACCCTTACGAAAAGCTTCCGAAAGATGTGCGTGCTGATTTCCAGACGCGTATCGATGCCACTCGTCAGATGTTTGCCGAAAAGGTTTCCGCTTATACCGGCATGTCTGTTCAGGACGTGCTGGACACCGAAGCGGCAGTATTCTCCGGCCAGGAGTCTTTGGATAACGGACTGGCGGATGAACTTGTTAACAATACCGATGCGCTCGGCGTGATGCGCGAAGCACTCGACAGACGCAAAAAAACAACCCTTGGAGGAACTATGCCATCACCTTCTGCTTCAGCTGTGACCACTAAGCCAGTTGACCAGGCAGCAACTCAGACAACTGCCTCAGCTGAACAGGTCACTACCGTTGACACGACCATTGCTTCCGTAGCGGCCCCTGTAGATGTCAGTGCGCAGGTTACTGCAGCAGTAGCTGCAGAGAATAGCCGCATCATGGGCATCCTGAACTGCGATGAGGCTAAAGGGCGTGAGTCACAGGCGCGAGCACTGGCCGAAACGCCGGGTATGACGGTAGAGAGCGCACAGCGCATTCTGGCTGCTGCACCGCAAAGTGCCCAGGCGCGTACCGATACGGCGCTGGATCGTTTGATGGAAACAGCACCCGGTGCACTCCCAGCAGGTAGCGCATCTTCTGATGCCGCTGACGATTTGTTAAACACCCCCGTTTAAGAGGCTATCATGGCAATTACTGAAGTTTTCACACATAACCAGCCGCTCGGTAACAGCGACCCGGCGCACACTGCGTATGGTCCTGGCGAACTGACGGCTTCCACTCCAGCCATGACGCCGCTCATGCTGGATGCCACTTCTGGCAAGCTGACCGTCTGGGATGGTGCTCATGCTGGCGCGGCAATTGGCATCCTGGCTGTAACCGCAGACCAGAACAGCGCGGAACTGGCATATTACAAATCTGGCTCTTTCCGTATTGAAGATGTCCTCTGGCCATCTGCCGTCACCGACGACAACATTAAACGTAACGCGTTCGCCGGTACTGCAATCAGCATCGTTTAATCCGCATTTCTACAACCATCATCATTCATAAAAGCCGCTTGCGCGGCTTTTTTTACGGGAAAAATCTATGTCCGTTTACACCACTGCCCAACTGCTGGCGGTCAATGAGAAGAAATTCAAATTCGATCCGCTTTTCCTGCGTATCTTTTTCCGCGAAACCTATCCCTTCAGTACAGAGAAGGTTTACCTGTCGCAAATTCCTGGCCTGGTCAATATGGCGCTTTACGTCTCGCCGATTGTCTCCGGCAAAGTGATCCGCTCCCGTGGCGGCAGCACGTCTGAATTCACGCCGGGTTATGTGAAGCCGAAACACGAAGTTAACCCACTGATGACTCTCCGCCGCCTGCCGGATGAGGATCCGCAGAATCTCGCTGACCCGGTCTATCGCCGTCGCCGCATTATCCTTCAGAACATGAAGGATGAAGAGCTGGCGATTGCTCAGGTCGAAGAGAAACAGGCTGTTTCGGCGGTGCTCAGCGGTAAATACACCATGACCGGGGAAGCGTTCGAGCCTGTTGAAGTCGATATGGGCCGCAGCGCTGGTAACAACATTGTCCAGGCCGGTGCGGCTGCATGGTCAACCCGCGACAAAGAAACGTATGACCCGACCGATGACATTGAAGCCTACGCGCTCAACGCCAGCGGTGTGGTCAACATCATTGTGTTCGATCCGAAAGGCTGGGCGCTGTTCCGTTCCTTCAAGGCTGTTGAGAAGAAGCTGGATACGCGTCGTGGTTCTAACTCTGAGCTGGAAACTGCCGTGAAAGACCTGGGTATGGCTGTTTCATACAAGGGGATGTTTGGCGATGTGGCCATCGTGGTGTACTCCGGCCAGTACGTCGAAAACGACGTCAAAAAGAATTATCTGCCGGACCTGACAATGGTGCTGGGGAATACCCAGGCTCGTGGCCTGCGTACCTATGGCTGCATTCTTGATGCTGATGCCCAGCGCGAAGGTATCAATGCCTCGACACGCTACCCGAAAAACTGGGTGCAGTCGGGGGATCCGGCGCGCGAATTCACCATGATTCAGTCAGCTCCGCTGATGCTGCTGCCAGACCCTGACGCATTCGTCTCCGTCAAACTGGCATAACTTCCCCCAGTGGCCCTGTCGGGCCACCTTTCTGGAGTATTTCCCATGACAGAAAAAGAAAAGCTGGTCGCCCGCCTGAATGAACTTGGGACCCAGCTTAACCGCGAGGTCAGTACCAGCGGCACCATTCAGGAACTGACGATGCGTATTGCTGAGCTTGAAGAGGAACTGGATGGCAATGCCGGGTCAGTTGACGGTGAAAACGGCGTGCAGAATGCTTCCGACAGCACCGACAGCACCGACAACAATGTTGCTAACGTGGCAAAAGTAAAAACGGAATCGGCCACAACGGGTGACCTGGTATCAGTAGAAACGCTGGCCACCCTGCATATTGACGCTCTGCATGCCACGCGTAACGAGCCGGTATCTATCGTAGAGCCTGGTGTGATTATCCGCGTATCTGAACAGGATGCCGACGACTTGATCGCAAAGGGGCTGGCTTTCGAAGTCTGAAGGGGGCCACATGGCTGATTTCGATAATCTCTTTGACGAGGCCATGTCGCGAGCTGATAGCGCTATCCGTGGTGTGATGGGCACAGAGGCAAAGGTGATGTCAGGCGCTTTGTCAGGTGCCACCCTGGTCGGTGTATTCGATGATCCAGAAAATATCGGATATGCCGGTGCCGGGATTCGTGTTGAAGGAACCAGCCCGACCCTGTTTGTGGAAACCGCCACTGTCAGGCAGCTGCAGCGTATGGACACGCTGACGATTAACGGTCGGCAATTCTGGGTTGAACGTATTGGTCCGGATGACTGTGGCTCCTGTCATATCTGTCTGGGTAACGGCTCTCCACCTGCATCTTCGCGTCGCCGTTAAGGAGCGCATATGTCCATAAAAGGCCTTGAACAGGCCATAGAAAACCTTAACAGCATCAGCAAAACGGCTGTTCCGCGGGCATCGGCGCAGGCCGTTAATCGCGTGGCAAACCGGGCCGTCAGCCGCAGCGTGGCAGTCGTATCAAAAGATACGCGCGTACCGCGAAAACTGGTAAAGCAACGCGCCAGGGTGAAGCGTGCGACGGTCAATAGACCTCGTGCACTTATCCGGGTAAACCGGGGAAATTTACCGGCCATTAAACTCGGTACCGCAAGCGTGCGACTTTCCCGCAGAAAACGGGACAAGAAAGGGGCCAACAGCGTTCTGCGCATAGGGCCATTTCGTTTTCCGGGCGGCTTTATCCAGCAACTTAAAAATGGTCGCTGGCATGTCATGAGGCGGACTTCAAAACCTCGTTACCCCATTGAAGTGGTCAGCATCCCGCTGGCAGCTCCATTAACTACGGCATTTAAAGAAGAACTGCCGAAGCTCATGGAGTCAGATATGCCCAAAGAGCTCCGGGCATCCCTTACCAACCAACTCAGGTTAATTCTGACACGATGAAACACAGCGATATTCGCAAGGTGATTATTGACGCGCTGGAAAGCGCGATTGGTACTGATGTCATTTATTTTGACGGCAGACCTGCAGTGCTCGAAGAGGGTGATTTTCCCGCTGTTGCCGTCTACCTGACAGATGCGGAATACACAGGGGAAGAACTGGACGCCGATAGCTGGCAGGCCATTCTGCATATCGAAGTCTTTCTTGAGGCTCAGGTACCTGATTCTGATCTGGATGACTGGATGGAGACGAGAGTGTATCCGGTTCTCGCAGAGGTTCCGGGGCTTGAATCTCTTATCACCACAATGGTTCAGCAGGGCTATGACTACCAGCGCGATGACGATATGGCGCTGTGGAGTTCTGCCGACCTGAAATATTCCATTACTTACGACATGTGAGGACCCTATGGCCACACCAAACCCGCTGGCACCAACAAAAGGTGCTGGTACCACCCTCTGGGTTTACACCGGAACTGGTGATCCATACGCCAATCCGCTTTCAGACGTTGACTGGCTGCGCCTGGCAAAGATTAAAGACCTGCAGCCCGGAGAACTGACAGCTGAATCGGAAGATGACACCTACATCGATGATGAGAATGCCGACTGGACATCAACGATGCAGGGGCAGAAATCAGCCGGTGAAACAAACCTGACGCTCGCATGGATGCCGGAGGATTCCGGTCAGCAGGACCTGGTGAACTGGTTCGATGAAGGCACCGTGAAGGGGTATAAAATCAAATATCCGAATGGTGTTGTCGATGTCTTTAAGGGCTGGGTGAGCAGTCTCGGCAAGACCATCTCGTCTAAAGAGGTCATGACCCGCACGGCAAAAATCACCAACAATGGCAAACCATCGCTGGCCGAAGACAGTGGTACCGCGCCGATTGCCGTTACGGGGATCAGCCTGGATAAATCCACGGCGGCTGTGGCTGTCGCGGCCACGACGCAACTGGTTGTTTCTGTCCTGCCAGCAAGTGCTTCAGATAAGTCTTTCCGCGTAGCCAGTTCTGATCCGTCAAAAGCAACGGTCACCGTCAGCGGCAATACCCTGACTGTTACCGGCGTGGCGGCAGGCACCGTCGAGATCATCGTAATGAGCAATGACGGTAACTTTGTGGCGATCTGCAAAGTCACTGTTTCCTGATAACCGGGGCGAAAGCCCCGTTCCCCCGGAGTAATTATGTTTCTAAAGAGCGAGCTGCTTGAAAGTAACGGCAGCAGCGTCACATTGTTCCAGCTGTCGGCGCTGCAGCGTATTGAATACCTCGAATACCTGAAACAACTTGAGGCGGTTGAAGCTGGTGATTTTCAGGCTGCCATTACCCTTACCGTGAAGAGTGGAGCATATCTGGTGGCAATGTCACTCTGGCATGGCCACGCGCTTAAAGGATCGCAGGGAGAAAACGCGGCGGCGGAAGTGGAGCAGATTCAGGATGAGGTCATGCAGACATGGCCGACCGAACTTGTTGCCGAAGCCGAATATAAGGTGAAACTCCTGTCCGGGATGATTGCGCCGGTCACTGATGACCAGGCTGAGCCCGGTGAAGAACGTAATGAACCCGATGAACCTGTTACTGCGGAAAAGCCCTCGCCAGTGAGCTGAAGTTTGCCATGAAACTGGCGCGTGAGTTCGGTCGCCCGGACTGGCGTGCCATGCTTGCTGGCATGTCCTCAACGGAATACGGCGACTGGAAAATCTTCTACCAGGACAATTACTTTCATGATGCGCAGCTGGACGCACATTTCTCCGGCTTGCTCTACACCATCTCAACCCTGTTTTTTGCCGATCCGGAGTTAACCCCGGACAGTTTCAGCATTCTTTCCTCTGCACCGGAAGCCATCGACATCGATGATCCGGATGACGATACGCTGATGGCGAAGGCTGCAGGTATTTCAGGAGGCGTGCGCTATGGCCCAGACGGCAGTGGGTGATCTGGTCGTTAACCTTGACGTTAACTCGACGAAATTTAACGAGCAGCTTAACTACGTCAAAAAAGAATTAAAGCAGACTGGCAGCGCGGCGAACGACGAAGCGCTACGGATCCAGCAGTCCTTTAGCCGCCAGGAGAACGCCGCGCGCAAGGCGGGTATTTCAATAGGCCAGTATAACGCAGCAATGCGTATGCTTCCGGCGCAGTTTACTGACGTGGCCACGCAGCTGGCGGGTGGGCAGAACCCCTGGCTGATTCTGCTTCAGCAGGGCGGTCAGGTTAAGGACTCCTTTGGCGGGATCATTCCGACATTCCGGGCGTTGCTGGGGACGATTTCCCCGTTGATGGTCGGCATTGGTGCATTGTCCGTTGCAACGGGCGCGTTGTTCTATGCCTGGTACCAGGGCTCTTCCACTCTGTCTGATTTCAACAAAACGCTGGTACTGTCGGGGAACACAGCCGGACTGACAGCTGACCGCATGCTGGCACTGGCGCGGAACGGACAGGCAGCGGGGCTAACGTTCAACCAGACCAGTGAAGCCCTGACCGAGCTTATCAATGCAGGTGTGCGTACTGGCTCGCGCTTTGATGAAATGAGCCAGGCGGTGGCGCGGTTTACTGATGCCTCCGGCGTGCCGGTGGAGAAAGTCGCTGCAGCCTACGGCAAGCTCGCAACTGACCCGACATCGGGCCTGATCGCGATGGCCCAGCAGTTCCATAACGTTACCGCAGAACAGATTGCCCATGTGGCGCAGCTGCAGCGTGCCGGTGATGAGGCTGGCGCACTGCAGGCGGCTAACGAGGCGGCTACAGCCGGATTCAACGATCAGACCAAAGCCATCCGCGACAATATGGGGACGATAGAGTCTTCAGCGGACTCCCTGAAGCGCGCCTTCAAGTCGATGTGGGATGCAGCCCTCGATATTGGCCGACCTGACACCGCGCAGGAGATGGTGGCAAAAGCCGAAGCCGCGTTCAAAAAAGCTGATGAAATCTGGAACCTGCGTAAAGGTGACCGATATGTCAATGATGAGGCTCGCGCCCGATTCTGGAATGACCGCGAAACGGCCAGGCTTGCGCTGGATATGGCGCAGCAGCAGGCGGGAATTGCCAGGGCGAACGAAGAGAATGCATCGCGCGAAGCGGCTGCGGAATCGGATCGCCAGAAGTATGCTGCGCAGGCACAGGCAAACTATGCCAAAACGCAGACGGCACTGGAGAAATACACGGCCAGGCAGAGCGAGCTCAACAAGGCGCTGAAAGAGGGGCGGATCCTCCAGGCTGACTACAACATCAACCTGGCTGCCGCGAAAAAAGAGTACGAAGACACCCTTAAAAAGCCGAAGAAGACCCCGGCAATCAGAACCCCCGCAGGTGCCCGTGCCACCGATACGGCCAGTGCCCAGACGCTGGAGCTACAGACACAGCTGCGCACCCTGCAGGAGCATAAGAGCATCAATGACACCATCAGCCAGCAGCGTCAGGAGCTGTGGCGTCAGCAGTCCCGCTTTACGGTTCTGGAAGAGGCCGCGAAGACCCGAACGCTTTCTGCTGAGGAAAAATCCCTGCTGGCCAGTAAAAGTGAGGTGCTTTCCCGTGCGGAGCTGAATGCGAAGCTCGGCGATCAGATAGTGGCGCAGGAGCGGCTTAATCGCCTGCAGGATACGTCCCAAAAATACGTCACGCAGATCGGCGAGAAAACCCGAGCCCTTGCGGAAAGTGCTGGTATGAGCAGTCGTGCAGCACAACGTCGCAATGAAGAGGCCCAGCTTCTTCAGGGCTGGAAAAATGGTGGTGGTTCGGAGAACGATGCTGGTTATCAGAATGAGCTGCAGGCGCTGCAGGCGTATTACGCCGAGCAGGATAAGCTGCGGGACGACTGGCAGTCCGGAGCCAAATCCGCATGGGCAGATTATGTTGATTCTGCTTCAGATGCTTATGGCCAGATGAAGTCGGCTGCCACCAGTGCGTTTGATGGCATCGGGCAAAATATGGCTGACATGCTGACGCGCGGAAAGGCTGACTGGGCTGACTTCACCCGCTCCACGCTCTCCATGCTGACACAGATCCTGCTGAAACAGGCGATGGTAGGCTTAGTGGATTCAGCATCAACCGCGCTGGGATTTGCAGGTGGCGGTTATACCGGTTCAGGCGGGAAATATGAACCCGCAGGTGTCGTTCACCGTGGCGAATTTGTTTTCACCAAAGAGGCTACCAGCCGGATCGGCGTCGGCAATCTTTACCGGATGATGAAAGGCTATGCCACGGGAGGGTATGTCGGGGGCGGTGGTACAGGTCCCGCTGCAGCACCTTTCGGGGTGAGCGTGTACGCGCCGGTGACGGTCGAGAATGCTTCCGGTAACGCACAGCAGCAAAACGACGGAGACAGGCTGGGTAAGGCGTATCAGCAGGTGATTAACAAATCTGTCAACGAGGGTATCGCCAGGGCAATCCAGCCCGGTGGGCTTATCTGGAATGCGACCAATCGCAGGTAACAGTTATGACGATAGAAACATTCCCCTGGGGCATTAAGGTTTCCAGCCAGCCCACCGAGGGAAGCAAAGACACAGTCAGGAAGGTTCAGTTCGGCGACGGGTACGCACAGGTGAGCGGCTCCGGCCTGAATGATGAGATTCGTACCTATGAATATTCCTTTTCAGGGGATCCGACTACAGCGAATGAAATTCACGCTTTCCTTCGGCGGCATAAAGTGAAGTCGTTTATTTTCACACCGCCTTTCGGCGATACCGCGCTGTGGCGTGTCGAGGCTGACACGCTCAAAAAGGTGGTTAAAAACGTAAAAGTGATAACCGTAACCGCAACGTTTGAACAGGCATTTGCACCATGAGTCTTAATGCTGATTATCAAAAACTCGAGCCGGGCAATGAAGTCCGGCTTTTTTCTGTCGATGGCACAGCGTTCGGTATGTCAGATGTACTCCGCTTCCACGCACATAATATCGCGCATACCCCGGAAGAGATTGAGGCTGCAGGCGGGGATGAGAATAAACTTCCGGCGAAGTCCATCTGGTGGCAGGGGGAGGAGTATAAAGCCTGGCCGTGTCAGATTGAGGGGATCGAGGCTTCAACCTCGGGAAGTAGTGCCCAGCCAAAACTTTCGGTTGCTAACCTCGACAGTTCGATCACCGCGCTTTGCCTGGCTTACGACGATATGCTGCAGGCGAAGGTGACGATACATGACACCATTGGTAAGTATCTCGATGCGAGAAACTTCACCGGAGGCAATCCGACAGCCGATCCGACCCAGGAGAAGCTGAAGGTTTTCTACATCGATGCAAAGAGCAGTGAAACCAATGAAGTTGTTGAGTTCACACTATCCAGCCCTATGGATCTGCAGGGGCTGATGATACCTACCCGCCAGCTTCATTCTCTGTGCACATGGTGCATCCGGAACAAGTACCGAACCGGCGACGGCTGCGACTATGCTGGTACGCGCTATTTCGACAAAAACAACAACCCGGTAAGCGATCCGTCGCTGGATGAATGCAACGGTACGTTGGCAGCATGTGAGCTACGTTTTGGCAAAGGTAATGAGTTATCGCATGGCGGATTCGTTGGAACGTCGTTGATCAGGAGCTGATATGCGTCAGAAAACCATCGATGCGATTATGGCGCATGCTGCAGCTGAATATCCTCGTGAGTGTTGCGGCGTGGTGGCGCAAAAGAGCCGGGTAGAGAAATATTTTCCATGTAGTAACCTCGCTACCGAGCCGACAGAACATTTTCACCTGTCGCCAGAAGACTATGCCGCTGCTGAGGACTGGGGTACGGTGATCGCCATCGTTCACAGTCACCCTGACGCCACTACGCAGCCGAGCGAACTGGATAAAGCGCAATGCGACGCAACGCTTTTACCCTGGCATATTGTGAGCTGGCCGGAGGGGGATTTACGCACCATCCAGCCGCGCGGAGAACTGCCACTGCTGGAGCGTCCGTTTGTGCTTGGACACTTCGACTGCTGGGGGCTGGTAATGAGCTATTTCCGGCAAACGCATGGTATCGAGCTCCACGATTACCGGGTGGATTATCCCTGGTGGGAAAACGCCTATCCGGACAATTTTTATCAGGATTGCTGGTATGAATGCGGATTCCGTGAATTCGACGGACCACCGAAACCCGGTGATATGGTGATCATGCAGGTCCAGGCCGATAAGTGGAATCACGCGGGAATTCTGCTGGAGGGAAATATGCTGCTGCACCACCTGTACGGACATCTGAGCCAGCGCGTGCCGTATGGGGGCTACTGGCAGGAAAGGACGATGAAGATTCTTAGACATCAGAATTTTATTTAACAAACTGTCACTGATACTATCGTGTAGTACACAGCAAGGATAACGATATGTATACAGTTGGGTTTGGTTGGATCTTCGTCGGTATTTTTATTGGGTTAATTCTCTGGTTTTTCATCAACCGCGCCAGCGTCAGAGCGAACAGGCCGGTTGAATTACTTGAGTCTATCGACCAGAAATTATCAAAAATAGTAGATCCAAACTTCGAGGCAAATAACAAAGACCAGTCGAAAGAAAACTACCTTGAAGAAGCAAGGAAAAAAGCTTGGCTTTGAGAGCGTAAATTAACAAACCACCTACGGGTGGTTTTTTTATGGGGGCAGCATGCAAGAGGTAATGACAAGAATTGAGCTAAGTGGCGTGCTAGCTAAGACATATGGAAGGGTTCATCACCGTCTGGTTCGCACTACTGCTGAAGCCATTAATGCACTCGCGAAAACCATCAATGGATTCGAGAAATTCTTAAACACAAGCAAGGCCAGAGGGCTGACGTATGCCGTTTATAGAGATAAAAAGAATATTGGCGTTGATGATCTCGGCTTTCCCGTCACCGGCGAAGTGATCCGGATTGTCCCTGTAGTAATAGGGAGTAAAAAGGCTGGTCTTTTGCAGACGATCTTGGGGGCCGTGCTTATTACTGCTGCTGTGTTGACTGGACCCGGCGGTATTGGCGCTGCTTTCGCTGCTGGTGGATTGACGGGGTTTGCTGCTGCCACTGGTGCCTCGTTGGTCCTCGGTGGGGTTATTCAGCTGCTTTCACCGCAGCCATCAGGCATAGCCAGTAAACAAAGCGCAGATAACCGTGCATCGTATGCGTTTGGCGGGGTAACCAACACTGCAGCGCAAGGCTACCCGGTGCCTCTGCTTTATGGTAAGCGTCGAATCGGCGGAGCGATTATTTCTGCCGGAATTTATGTCGAAGATCAGCAGTAGATAACTAACCTTTTTTCTGGCCACCTTCGGGTGGCTTTTTTATGGGCGCAATATGGCTACAGATAAAGTGTTAAAAGGCCGCAAGGGCGGCAGCTCAAGTTCCCGAACCCCTACCGAACAGCCTGATGATCTGCAATCTGTAGCGAAGGCAAAGATCCTCGTTGCGCTTGGGGAAGGGGAGTTTGCTGGACAGCTCACCGGGAAGGATATCTACCTGGACGGAACAGCGCTGGAGAATGCTGACGGCTCCCAAAACTTCAGCGGGGTAACGTGGGAGTTTCGCGCGGGAACGCAGGCGCAAAAATATATTCAGGGTATTCCCGGTACCGAAAACGAGATCAGCGTAGGAACTGAGGTATCAAGTGCCACAGCCTGGACGCGCACGTTTACCAATACGCAGCTTTCAGCAGTTCGCCTGCGTCTTAAATGGCCCTCGCTTTTCAAACAGGAAGACGACGGCGATCTGGTGGGTTACTCGGTCAATTATGCGATTGACCTGCAGACGGACGGCGGCACATGGCAGACGGTACTCAATACCAGCGTGACCGGCAAAACGACGTCTGGTTATGAGCGCAGCCACCGTATCGATTTACCGCAGGCTGGCAGCACATGGACAATACGTCTGCGTAAGATTACCTCTGACGCCAACAGCGCGAAGATCGGCGACACGATGATGCTGCAGAGCTTCACCGAGGTGATTGATGCCAAACTGCGCTACCCGAACACCGCGCTGCTCTACGTCGAATTCGACTCAAGCCAGTTCAACGGCTCTATTCCTCAAATTTCATGCGAACCGCGCGGCCGCGTTATCCGCGTTCCAGATACCTACGACCCTGAAACCCGCACTTATAGCGGTACATGGACCGGTGCGTTTAAGTGGGCATGGACGGATAACCCTGCGTGGATTTTTTACGACCTGGTTGTTTCTGACCGGTTTGGCCTCGGGCACCGTTTGACCGCTGCGAATATTGATAAATGGACTCTTTATCAGGTTGCTCAGTATTGTGATCAGATGGTACCAGACGGCAAAGGGGGCAACGGTACAGAACCACGCTATACCTGCAACGTGTACATTCAGGACCGGAACGACGCCTACACAGTCCTGCGTGATTTTGCCGCTATCTTCCGTGGCATGACCTACTGGGGCGGGGATCAGATTGTGGCCCTGGCTGACATGCCGCGCGATGTTGATTACAGCTATACGCGCGCTAACGTTGTTGGCGGTCGCTTCACCTATTCGAGCAGCACCACGAAAAGCCGCTACACCACAGCGCTGGTTTCATGGTCAGATCCGGGTAACGCTTATGCCGACGCGATGGAGCCGGTATTTGAGCAGGCGCTGGTGGCGCGATACGGCTTCAATCAGCTGGAAATGACAGCTATCGGCTGCACCAGGCAGTCAGAGGCGAACCGAAAGGGGCGCTGGGGTATTCTCACCAACAACAAGGATCGCGTTGTTTCGTTTGATGTCGGGCTGGACGGAAACATTCCGCAGCCGGGCTACATCATCGCCGTGGCAGACGAGCTGCTTTCCGGAAAGGTTATGGGCGGCCGCATCAGCGCCGTTAACGGTCGCGTTATCAAACTTGACCGCGTAGCTGATGCAGCACCAGGTGATCGCCTTATTCTCAACATGCCTTCCGGAGCGTCGCAGAGCAGGACCATTCAGGCCGTGAACGGGGAATCAGTCACAGTCACCACGGCATACAGTGAGACGCCACAGGCCGAAGCTGTTTGGGTGGTTGAATCTGACGAGCTTTACGCGCAGCAGTATCGTGTTGTCAGCGTCTCCGACAACGGTGATGGCACTTTCTCAATCACCGGCGCATGGCACGACCCGGATAAATATGCCCGCATCGATACCGGAGCCATCATTGACCAGCGGCCGGTGAGCGTGATCCCGCCTGGTAACCAGTCGCCGCCTGCGAACATCGTGATCAGCTCGTTTTCCGTGGTGCAGCAAAATATCAGCGTCGAAACGATGCGCGTGAGCTGGGACCAGGCGCAGAACGCTATCGCCTATGAAGCGCAATGGCGCCGCAACGACGGGAACTGGGTTAACGTGCCGCGCACCTCCACCACGTCATTCGACGTCCCGGGGATTTATGCCGGGCGCTACCTGGTGCGGGTGCGCGCAATCAATGCCGCAGAAATTTCATCCGGATGGGGCTATTCAGAAGAGAAAACGCTGACGGGTAAAGTGGGCAATCCACCGAAGCCGGTTGGCTTCATCGCTTCTGAAAATGTGGTTTTCGGCATCGAGCTGAACTGGGGATTCCCGGCGAATACCGACGACACGCTGAAGACGGAAATTCAGTATAGCCTGACCGGTACCGAGGACGATGCAATGCTGCTGGCCGATGTGCCTTACCCGCAGCGCAAATATCAGCAGATGGGCCTTAAGGCCGGGCAGATTTTCTGGTACCGCGCGCAGCTGGTGGACCGCAGCGGCAACGAATCAGGGTACACAGAATGGGTGCGAGGACAGGCCAGCATCGATGTTTCCGACATCACAGACGTGATCCTGGAGGAAATTAAAGACTCCGATACCTTCAAGGACCTGATCGAGAACGCGGTGGACAGCAACGAAAAAATTGCTGGCATGGCTGACGAAATTAAAAACCATGCCGACGAACTCGAGCAGCAGGCGAAAGACATCCTGGAGAACGCTGACGGGCTGGCTCAGGCCGAAGTGAAGATCGACGAGATTTCTGTGTCGATGGACGGCATGACGGGAGGAGTGAAGAACTCGGCAATCGCGATTATTCAGAATGGGCTGGCGCAGGTGGTAAGCCGTCGCTCGCAGACCGCCACGAACGCCGGGAACAGTGCCAGTATAGACAGAGTGGATACTACGATTGCCGATACCAGCCAGGCGGTCGCACGCGCGCTGGTCACACTGGATGCAGAAGCTGGTGGCAATATCTCTAACTCAACGGACCTGACAGAAACTCTTGCTGATTTCACCCAGGCTTCGGCAACAAAAATCAACACTCTGACTGTTAAATCAGGCGAAAACAGTGCAGCGATAAACGTCAACGCACAGGCTATAGCAGATGTAAACGGTAACCTCAGCGCGATGTATAACATCAAGGTGGGGGTGTCCAGTAACGGGCAGTATTACGCTGCCGGGATGGGTATTGGGGTTCAAAATACACCCTCCGGCATGCAGTCACAGGTAATCTTCCTGGCAGACCGTTTCGCCGTGACTACTATGGTCGGCGGGACTGTAACACTGCCGTTCGTTATCCAGAATGGCCAGGCCATTATCAGGGATACAGTCATTGGCGACGGGACCATAAGCAATGCAAAAATTGGCAATTACATCCAGTCGAACAATTATGTTGCCGGCTCTGTTGGCTGGAAACTGGATAAGTCCGGGACGTTTGAGAACTACGGTTCGACAGCTGGGGAGGGAGCCATGAAGCAGACCAACCAGACAATCAGCGTCAAGGATGGCAACAACGTTCTGAGAGTGCAGGTTGGCCGATTAACGGGGGTGTTCTGATATGGCTTATGGAATACAGACCTGGGATGCTTCGGGAAACCCCAACAACTACGGAATCAAGCCCGTTTCCGTTGTTGGACGTATACAACTTGCCGCCGGACAAAACTCCGGCAGCTGGTCTTTCACGGTACCCTCAGGAATGAAGGTCGGTTTTGCGCTCTCACTTGATGAAGGAGGTAACAGCGTAGGGAGGAGCATTGTCGCGTCAGGGAACACAATAACCGTAACCGCAGCCTCTTCTGTGGGCCTGGGTAATTACCCGGCCTCTAAATGTGAGGTGGTCGTTTTCATGGAGAAAGCATAATGGCCGAATTTGGCGCGATGATATTAATGGATAACGGGAATCCCTTTGTAACGCCACAATCAACGCCTTTCTGTCTTTACGGGAAGTATACCTTCAATTCATCCGCGAATGGCAGTTCTCAGCAGGTTGCTCAAAATATCGCTTTAAACGCTGATTACCCAGTGATGGTTTTTATCAAAACCACCAATACAGCACAGCCCACTCCGGTTATGTCTTACAGGAACGGCGGTAATGTGTATGTTGCTGGTGTTAATCCCTACAACCAAAGTTTCACTTTAACGGCGTACGTTTTTGCCATATTCCCGCAGATATTACCGAAATGGGGTTTGGCAATATGGGATGCGAGCGGAAAGCTTGTGTTAACTAATGAGTCCCGTGTGCTATCAGACCTGCAGACGGTTGGCACGCCTGGTGCAAACGGCGGGATAAATATTGACCAGACGCTGAGCGGGTCATGGGCCGTTGCACCTGCTCAGTTGGGTCAGACCATCATTGTGAATAATTCAACCCAGCCTCCGACTATCTACACGATAAATGCTTATTCTTCATGCAGGTTTGACGGGGCCAATACGAGGATAAACGCAGGGGGGACCTCCACTGGGGCAGGTTCACCTGGAGGGGGAACGAATACTGGCATTTCATTAACCGCCATAAATACAGCGGCCTATGATTGATTGATCGTTTTTAGCGATCAATAACATAATATTGATCTATCCAATCAATTATACCCACCAGAATTGTATTGGTATCGTCTAAGATACTGAATTCCTCTGGATACTATCAAAATGAGAAAACTGATTATCTGCATGGCAGGCGCTGTCATGCTTACAGGATGCGCTGGCGTAATTGAGAAACAGGAACCAGTTTGCAGCGGCACTGCAATCGTTGGCGGTCAGGAAACTACGGTTCAGATTTACGGTGTGCGTAAACAAAACAACCAGACGCAGTACCGGGCTGGATATCCTTTCAGCTGGCGCTGGGTAAGTGCGAATACATTTACCGAAACAACCTGCAAATAACCCACTACGCTTAAACATAAACCTCGCTCCGGCGGGGTTTTTTTATTGCCTGGAGAAAATATGCTTTATAACACCGGCACCATCGCCATTAATGGAAATACCGCCACCGGGACGGGTACAAACTGGACGGCACCGGCCAGCCAGGTCCGCGCTGGCCAGACGATCATCGTCATGTCTAACCCGGTGCAGATGTTCCAGATTTCATCTGTGAACAGCGCCACGTCAATGACGGTTACGCCTGCCGCTTCCCCGGCGCTGAGCGGCCAGAAATACGCCATTCTGGTGTCAGACATTATCTCCGTGGACGGACTGGCCCAGGCAATGTCGCAGCTCATCAAAGAGTATGACGAGAACATTGGTGCGTGGGAGACGTTCGCCACAACCTCAGCCAACCAGAACATTACCGTTACGATCAATGGCACCAGTTTATCAATCCCGGCTCTTGGGAAATTACTGCAGAAGGGGAGCAACGGAGCTTTGCCGGTTAATCAAGGTGGTACCGGCGCAACGAATGCCGCAGACGCTCGCACAAACCTTGGTTTGGGAGAAGGTTCGGCATTACCCGTTGGGG